CGCTGCCCAAAGGGTGTTCATACGTCCCTGAATCGTGGCGGACGTTTCCGAGTTGCCCGCCAGGACTTGGTTCTTCCAGAACGTCCAGGTGCCGCGGTCGATACCGCCGTAGGTGTTCGTCGGGGTGACCGCTACCGCTGCCGCCAGGCCCGTGAGGGTCTTGCCGCCGTAGGTCGTGCCGTCCGAGTATACACCTTGCGACTGAAGGTTGGCCATCGTCGCTTCCGCAACGTTGATCCGCGCCTCGATCAGGTCGATCATCTGCTCACGACCCGCGTTCTGGAGTTGTTCCAGACCAGACATCGTAACCGGGCAGGCGAGCTGCTTGATCGCAAACTCAGCCGCGGTGATGACGTCCTGCGCCGCAACGGGGAGAAGGTCATACCCGCTGTACCAGCCGCCGTTCGCGTTCTCAGCGAAGGAGATTTCCTGGAGGATGGTATTACCGCCGCTGAACGGCTTGCGATTGCCCCGCTTGTTCAGGTACGCGGTGAGAGCGTTATTCTTCGTGACGTTGTCGGCAATCTGACGCGTGCGCGACTGAATGGTCGTCGCTACGATGTCGGTAAGGTTTGGGAAAGACATTTGATTCTCCTTGAAAGGGAAGGGTTAGGCGGGAGACTGTTCGTCAAACGCCGCCGCGATGGTGTCTCGTAAAGACATATTTTGACCGGCAGTCGTCGCTCCTGCACCGCGAGGAGCCCCACCTACCGACAAACTTGCCCTACGAGCGTGCGTAGCGCGAGTATTCTTAGCGATCGCACGAGATTCGGCTTCTCTTTGAAGGAGGATTTTCCGAGTGTCGGGATTGGCCCAAATCGCTGACGAGTAAGCGTCTTGTAGGGTATTCGCCCTACCAGACTCTACCAGGTCGGCCATCAATTCTCGAACATCGTCAAAAAACTCGTTCTTCTGGTCTGAAGCAAATTCGGAAAGTGTATTGGTTACGGTTTGTTGCGTGTGCTGCTGACGCTGAGCGTCTACCTGGCGAAGCTGCCCTTCCGCCATTGCGGTTCTACGCTGCGCCTCTACTAAGCGAGGATCCGGCGGGGGCGCACTAAGGCGACCCGTCAGGACACTATCCAGTGTCCGAAGATCCACGCCATAAGATTGGATAATATTCGCGATCACCTCGGCTCGTTCTTGTACAGAACCCGTAGCCAAGGACTTAATCGTCCCAAATACGTCGCCCATAAATTCGCTAGGGCTGGCTCCATGGGCTTGTAGGCGATCCATAAACGGGGCGAGGTGTCCTCCAATCTCGTCCGCCATGCGAATCTTCGTGCCTACTGAACCGATCAAGCGAAGGTTGTCGCCCTCCCTTCGCAGAACTTCCTCTTGAACTTCGCGAGGCAGTGCAGCCCACTTCTCCCTAACTGCGGGCTTCCACTGAGCCGGAGCCTTCAGTTCTGTAGAAGCCGGAGCTACAACCTCAGCAACGGGAGTTGTAGGAGCGACTGCAGTAGGTGCGGGTTCTGCACTTTCGGGCTTGGGTTCACCGGGCTTGCCCTCGCCCTCGCTGTCGCCACCCTCGGCTTCGATAGCTGTTTCGATGCTATCTCTGAGCGTAGGCTCGGGAGACTCGACGATGTCGGTAGCGGGTGGATCAAGAAGTTCAGTTTCGGCCATTTTCAAGTCTCCGGGATAGTCTACGCCTTTTTTCGGCGTTTAGGTGGGATTTCAGGAAATTTATTAGGTGTCAGCAGTTTCCACCTATTGCAGAACCAGAGTTGCCAGTAGATACAGCACCGCTGACGCCGCCGTTACAATTACGAACAGCATAACTCCCACTTCCCAGGGAACCAGTTCCTGAAAGAACGTTAGAGGTGGAAGTAGAGGTTGAGGTTGAGGTATTGGTGACATTTGCTTGCGGAGCTTGTATGTAGGAAGCGATTTGAGCATTTGACATGTAGCCCGCACCAATTGCCCGATAGCTGGCTTCCGTTTGGAGACGCGCGTTGTCACTTTGAGCTACCCCCAGTTTATAACTGAACCCCGCGAGGCCAATATTTGTAGCGGCGGGGACGATAATTGAAGCCCAACGAAACGCCGTTTCGCTGGGGTCAGGTATGATTGGGAGCGGAGTTGCTTGATAGTTACCGATTCCCTGACCGGCTAGGGCCATTGCCACGGCTACTCTCGCCAGATCGCTCCCGCCCCTCGCGCTCTCGATCAGGGCTTCGTACTTCCTGGCATTCGCGGCCGACCGGGCCAACTCCACCCTCTCCCAAGCAAGTGTCTGGGCTGTTACCGCCGCGTAGTGATCCGTCGTTGCGCACGATAGTAGAGTCAAGCTCAATACGACGATCCAACTGTATCTCATTACGATCTCCGATGATTAGAGAGCAGGCGCTAACGACCAGGCCGACGACTATCAGACTCCAGTTTATGTATCGCACGAGCTACGTCCTCCCTGGAAACCGAGCCGCCTTTGGCTCGATACTCTTCCCGCTTTGCCTGAGCTTTAGCCCAAGTCTCTTTGTAGTCGTCCATCGTAGTGAGTCCCGTGCGTTTCATGTACTCCTTATGCTTCGCACGGGAGGAGATATCAACGCCATCGGACGTTTTGAGATCCTTGTAGTCGCGGTCGTTCCAAAGCAGGTGTTGGGAGTCCGGCAAGGGAGCCGAATAACCAAGATCAACCTCGTGGAGCTTACCCGTTACAGAATCTTGGATGTATCGATGCTTCATTGCGTACTCGTAGGTTTGGGTTGAGAAGCCGCTTGCTTGAGTTGCTGCTTGTGCGCAGCATCCGCGTGAGCCAACTTTTGCTGACCCGCCTGCTCGTCGATAGCGCCTTGTATCTCGGCTTGACGCAATTGGAGGTCGCTCTGCATAGAAGCCTTACGCATATCCATTTGACTCTGAACCTCGTCTTGCCGAAGTTTTTGTTGGAATTGCGCCTGCTCCATCCGGGCCTTTTGCTGCTCCATTTGCATGGCCATTTCGGCCTTCATCTGCTCGACCTGAAGCTGTAGTTGCGCAAGTTGTTGCTTTACCTGCGTATCTACCTGAGCGGCTTGCCCTTGTACCTGAGCTTTCTGTTGCTCAATTTGCATCTTGATGCCCGCCTTCTGTTGCTCGGCTTGTCCTTTGGCTTGCATCAGTTGCATTTGTCCCTGAACCTTCTGCTCTTCAGGCGTAGGTTTGGGCGGCTGAGGGCTCATCAGCTTCTGTTGAAGTTGCCCAAAGGTACGATCCAGCTCTCCCTCAAACTTCTTACCCACTTTGAAGCCAGCGAGCGAGAACTGTAGGAGTTGCATTAGGAACGGCCCAAGCATAGGATCGTTCTGAATCGTCCCCATAGTTTCCTTCAAGTAGTTCGTAATGGTCATCATGTACTCCATGCGATCTTGCTTCTCCGCTTGGAAGTCTATGTCCGAAAGACTATCACTCTCTACGCGACAACGCAAAAGGAAGTCAGGCGCTTTGATAAGTTGTAGGGCTCCTTGAAGTAACTCCGGAGACTCATTCATAAACTGGGCCTGCGCAAGCTCTAGGATTTTGTCAATTCCCATATGCTTACGCATCAGTTGAATTTGAATGTCGAACGCCGATGAGCAGTATTGAACCACCGCTTTCTGGCGCTCCTGGATTCTCATAGAGGCGTATTGAGCCTTGATCTTCTGAGCCCCTAGCGTTTCACTCGCCTTGCTCGCTCCGCGAATGATATCCGACATACCAGTGATTTCGTAGATCTGTTGCTTTACGTCCTCACGAGCTTTGAGTAGCTGATCGATAGTGACTACAATTTGATCAAGAGGGATCCAGTCAATGACTCCCTTGATACCCCCCTTCTCAGCAAACTGGGCCCATTGATCGACGGGGACGAGCACGTTTTCCGCCGCGTTGGAGAGTAGCGCGGGGAGCTGAGTATTCGCTCGGTCGTACACCCCCGCTACACGACAGGCTCGTACAAGAAGGGCAATTCGGGTGTTGGTTTCGTTCAGTTCACGGTATTGATCCCGAGCGTAGTCGAAATCAGGTATGGGGAGGAGAGCGCCATTCGAGATCGTGGCGAACATCGGCATGGGACACGGGAAGAATCCGTCCAACTCTAGGAAGTCATCCTTTTGATCAAGAATGTCCTCGTACCCCTTGGAGAACCAAGTGATCTTCTCACTCTCTTTGTCCCAAATCTCGTAGATGATCGCTTGCTGGAAAACGTAGTTGCGCGACTCGACGATTGACTCGTTCTTCTTGGGTTGGAAGTCAAGTGCCACCTTCTTACCTACGTCGTCGCCAAATCGTTCGACAAGTTGGTCTCGCGTCATGTAATTCTTGCGAGCGATCCAACGCACCTCTTCCCAAACGCGACAAGGAGACCAAAGCAGGTCTTCCCAATACACGTACTCATCTTGAAGATTCTCGCCCACGACCTCATCGTACTCCAGAGCCTCAGCTTCTGGGTTGACGACCTTCTCCTCCTCAGTGGGTTCCTGAGTTTTGCTCTCTATGTCTGCGTGGTAGGTATGCCAGCTAACTCCCGCGCCAGGGACGAGCATATCCTGTACGCATTGGCGTAGGATAGTAGACATTTTGTAGCAAGCGGTGTTGTTATGCGCACTAAGCGCCCGCTCCAAAATTTCGCAAGCCACTCGACCGACGTCATCGTGAGGATCTTTGAACTCTCGATTGACAGTCGGCTGAGGATTCTGGTTCATCAGCGCCGTTTGGAGTATGTTCACGTTAGCAGCGAATAAGTTGAACCGCCGCTCGTAATTGATATCTACTCCCGAACCAATGTCGAGACGTTCAGCGCGAAATTCTTTGACAATACGACGAGCTTTGCGCTTCCACTTGTCGAGTTCCTTCTCGGCTGCGGTAATCTCCGCTTGCCAACGTAGGTACTCCCCACCTGTTTGATCTTCCAGGTCTTTGAGACTGTCGATCTTTTGGCTATTGCCGCCTGTAGTTTCGTAGCCCATTTATTGCTCCCTGAATAGGCCTGGATTCGTTCTAGAATCTGTAAATAGGTCTTCCAAATTATAGGCGTAGTTGGTAACCCGCGCCACATTTTCCGGAAGTATGATGCTAGATTTGCTCGGAGTTAAATTGGTAAAAATCATAGACAGATAGCGAATACAATCCGCTACGTGGCTACTCCAATCATGAACGGGGCGATCTCGATAGCACCCGAGCTTATCGTCCCACTCTCGCCTGTACGACTTCATCGCCTCGATGCCTCCAGAAGTGAGGCTGCGATTCCAGTAGGTATAGGGCAAGAGTTTGCGAGTAGCGGCCACCCCATCGCGGAGTTTGTGATCGGGGACGAGGCGTGGGCGATAGCCACGCTTGAGCGTCTGTTCCATTATGGAGCGGCCTGTCTGGAGATTCTTGGCTCTCGCGTCATGGGGAAGGTAGACTTCTCGCACATCCCGCGAGTCCATCTCATCTAAGTAGTAGTCCCAATCCATCTCATTGTTTGAGAGGATTTCATGAATAAGTATACCACCGGGGCCCTTCTGAAAGAAGGTGAGTACCGTATCGTCAGTATAGCCGAGGTCAGCCACTACGTCAAGCGGAAGGTTAGGATCAAGGTTTAGCTCTTTGATTCTTCCCTCTTGCTCCGCCTTCTCCATTTCGGTACCGTAGATTGCCCCTCGTAGCGCTGCGTCGAATGAGCACTCAAATTCCTGAGCATAGTCGCTGGAGTCCATCTGCATTTTGAGCGCGGCTAACTCGTTTGCGTCTACGATTCCCGACTCTGAAGCTTTGAGGCGCATAAAGAAGTGGTTGGGGTCGTTCTCCGAAGCCTTGGCGGTATCGTAAAAGTGGTTCTTACCCATTGGCGTGCCGGAAAACACAGCCCATCCGTTGCGATCAGAAAGCGCGGGACGAATGACTTGAGTATAGGCGCTCGGTCGTATGGAGGCATACTCGTCCAATACGGCACCATCTAAGTACATACCACGAAGACTGTCGGCCTTCTCTGCACCGAGTAGGAAAATCTTGGCCTTGTTCTTGAGCGTAACGCGCAGTTCCGACTCGTGAGTCTGTGCAATGAGCGGGGCCGAGTAGTGCTTGAGGTATTCCCAAGCGATACGCTTGGCCTGCTGATAATTGGGGGCGATGTAGGCCAACTGAGGATCTGGTAACTTACACTCCAGCGCGCCGATCAGTAGGTCGTTGACTAGGGCGACCGTCTTGCCGGCTCGTCTATGGCAGACGAGCGTAGCCCAGCGAGCCTTCCGGTTATGAAATGGGACGAAGGCTTCTCGGGGTTGGTATGAAAGGTTGATTACCCCCACTTAAACCCTTCCTTGTCCTTAGGTAGTTCAGGAGGGTTGTAGCCTCGACGGGGGGAAGCCGGAGTGGGGCGCGGTATGGGGATGATCATGCCTGGCCCCGGTTCTCTCATGTCGGGTATGCTCTCCCGGTTCTTGTTGAGCATACGTAGGGCCCGCACCAAGGCGTCACGCTCGGGGTCAGTAAGGTCACTCTTGCGATCTACTCCACTGTCGTCCACTAGTTGGTCCTTGTTGGTCCTTGGTATTGACGTAGCGCCTGAGCTAGCGCCTGCATCTCCTCTAGTCTGAGCGGTGTGCTACGCATCGGAGCCGGTGTATTGAGCGGCGCGGGCGTCGGGTCGGCCTTCTCATCATACGCCCGTAGCTCGTTGTTGCTCATTGTAGTTGCGTGCCCTGCTGCGCCATCATTGCGCGGCGAATCTGCTCCCTCATCTGCTCGCTGTCGCTCATCGGAGGCTGCTTGCCGATGACGGGAGGGGCAACGGGCACTCCACCCATGATGGTCTCGGGTGCGGTCGCCGGTGCGCCCATCGGTGCAGGCGGGGCGACGGGAGGCATGGGTGCAGGCGCGCTGCTTGCACTTGGTGCCGACATCGGCGCCGG